AAGCCACATTCAAAAACAACTTGAGATCAGTGAGCAACTGTTTGAAATGATGCGCCGCGACCACAAAGAACGTATAGGTCAAGTGTTAGTCTGGGCAGATATGAACGAAAGTTTGATCCACAAATTGGACGAACGTGATAAAGAGATTGAGCGCCTTAAAGGGCTTCTAAAAGCGTACGAAACCGCGGAGAAACTGTAATGGCTGAAAAATGGATACAAAAAGCAATCAAGAAACCCGGGGCTCTTAAAAAAGAACTGGGTGTTAAGGCTGATAAAAAGATTCCCGCAAAGAAGTTGGCAGCAGCCGCTAAAAAACCTGGGAAACTAGGGCAGCGCGCGCGTTTGGCTGAAACACTCAAGGGTATGAAATGAGTTACACGACCGGTACAACAGGCTTTAATCTAGAGTTCACTGAACTTGCGGAGGAAGCGTGGGAGCGTGCTGGTCGTGAGATGCGTTCTGGGTATGACTTGCGTACTGCTCGTCGTTCCATGAACCTGATGACTATTGAGTGGGCTAATCGTGGCTTGTATATGTGGACGATCGAAGAAGGGTCTTTTACGCTCACGCCCGGCCAGAATACCTATGCACTCCCCAATGACACTGTTGATTTGTTAGACCATGTAATACGTACGGGCGGCAATAGCGCATCGACTCAAGCCGACTTAAACATCACGCGTATTAGTGTTTCTACCTATGCAACAATACCTAACAAACTGCAACAAGCACGCCCAATACAAGTGTGGATTCAGCGTTTGTCTGGTGAAACAAACCCAACAACAGCAACTTTATCTACTAGCATAAGTGCAACAGATACATCGATTACTCTGAGTTCTGTGGTTGACTTGGCTGCTGCTGGGTTTATCAAACTGGACAATGAGATCATTAACTACACTTACATTTCTGGCAATACGCTAGGTGGGGTGTTCCGTGGACAGGCAAACACGACTGCTGCATCGCATACCAGCACAACCGTTGTCTATGTACCTCAATTACCAGCCGTGACGGTTTGGCCAACCCCAGATAACACAGCGACCTATCAATTCGTCTATTGGCGTATGCGCCGTATTCAGGATGCGGGCGCTGGTATCCAAGTGGGAGACATGAACTTTCGCTTCTTGCCTGCTGTAGCAGCGGGATTGGCCTACTACATTGCCATGAAAACCCCAGAATTGATGCCGCGTATTGAGATGCTCAAACAGGTCTACGATGAGCAATTTAACTTAGCCGCTGGCGAAGATCACGAGAAAGCCGCACTGAGGTTCGTGCCGCGTCAGCAGTTTATTGGTGGTGGTACTCCTTAATGGGAAATCGCTTCGCTTCTGGCAAGTTCAGTATCGCGGAGTGCGATCGCTGCGGTCAGCAGTACAAGCTAAAACGTCTTAAGACTGAGATAATTAAGACTAAGCAGTATGACTTAAAGGTGTGCCCAGAATGCTGGGATCCTGACCATCCGCAACTGTTGTTGGGTATGTACCCAGTGGATGATCCTCAAGGAATTCGTGGGCCACGTAGGGATACAACTTACGTAACGTCAGGTGTAAATTATTTAGGTAATCCTTCTGGTGGTTCAAGAGATATTCAGTGGGGCTGGTATCCGGTTGGTGGATCTAGTGGTTTTGATGTAGCGTTGACTCCAAATAACTTGGTGGCAACGACATTTGTTGGTACAGTAACAATTAGTTAAAAGGAGCTTAATATGGCTAAAAGCGACAGCAAAGAAGACATGAAGATGGACATGAAGCAAGATAAAGCAATGATTAAAAAAGCCTTTAAGCAACATGACATGCAAGAGCACAAAGGTGGTAAAGGCACTACCTTGAAACTCAAAAAAGGCGGCGTTACAAGTAAAGCCATGAAGGCTGTTGGTCGCAATATGGCTCGTGCAAATAACCAGCGTGGAGGCTAATATGGCTACATTTAGTAAAAAGATGATGGGTAAAGAAGTTGGCGATGCTAGCGTCTACGCTCAACCACACACTATGTCGGGTAAAAAAATGACCAAAGCTCCACAAGAATTTGGTACAAACCCTGGCTTTCCACCAAACCGCAGTAGATTAGATACGGCTGACCTTAGCGTTGGTGCATTTAGCAAGTCTGCTGGCGATGAGCCAATAAAGACTGATGGCATCAAAATTCGCGGTACTGGCTGCGCTACCAAAGGCGTAATGGCTCGCGGCCCAATGGCATAAAACATGACATACGATGAGCTCGTTGTTGCGGTAACAGACTACTGCGAAACCACTTTCCCAACGGTCGATATGAATACGTTCATTCGGCAGGCGGAACAACGCATCTATAACGTTGCTCAACCCGCTAACCAGCGCAAAAACAGCACTGGCACTGTTACATCAGGTAACAAATATTTGGCTTGCCCTAACGACTTTTTATCTGTATATAGCCTTGCTATATATCCAACTGGCGGCGCATACACGTATTTGCTAGATAAAGATGTTAACTTCATGCGTGAAGCGTATCCAACACCAACAGATACAGGTACACCTCGCCATTACGCTATATTTGGCCCCCAGTCCGCTGATGCCAAGGAACTAACATTTATTCTTGGACCAACGCCAGACACAGCGTACAACACAGAACTCCATTACTACGCATATCCAGAGTCTATTGTTGACTCCGCTACTGGGCGTACGTGGCTGGGCGACAATTTTGATACGGTGTTGTTTTATGGAACTCTGTGCGAAACATTGGTATATATGCGCCAAGAGGTTGATATGGTCAAGCTAGTTAGTGACCGCTATGTTCAAGCAATTGCCTTGTATAAAAACTTGGCAGATGGTAAAGAGCGTGGGGATGCATATCGTGATGGTCAAGTTAAGGCTCAAGTATCGTGATTGTCCAAACACAGACCACCAGTTTCAAAGCCCAGCTGTATCAAGCGGTCCACAACTTGTCTACGGATACGTTGAAGATTGCTTTGTATACAGGTAATGCGAATTTAAACGCAGACACAACCGTATATAGCGCAACAAACGAAGTTACGGGTACTGGATACACGGCTGGCGGGGTTACTTTGACTGGGGTAACCATCAATTCTTCTGGCTATACAGCTTACGTTAACTTTAATAATGTGCTGTTTAATGCTTCGGTAACCGCGCGATGTGCGTTAATATACAACGCAACTCAAGGTAATAAGTCTATTGCAGTGTTAGATTTTGGATCAGACAAGACATCAACCAATTTTACACTTACAATGCCTGCTAACGGCGCAACTACTGCGTTAATTCGCAGTTCAAACGGGTAAATGTCATGGCTTGGACTCCTGTAAATACATCTCAGACCCCTGCGTGGACTCCTGTAACCAATACACAGACGCCAGCGTGGACGCCTGTTTTGACTTCGTAGGAGTTTAAATGGCTCTCAATTACACATCTTTACTTAGCCTTGCGGAACCAGTAACAGGTACTGAATCTGGTACGTGGGGTGATGACGTTAATAAAGGTATTACCGACTACCTTGATATTGCTATTGCGGGTACTAACACACTATCTACTGACGCAGACGTAACACTGACGCAAACACAAGGAGCAAGTGCGGGTAGCAATATCAGTGCAACAACAGCACAGTACATGCAGTTGTTGTTTAGCGGGGCGCGTACGGCGGCAAGAAACGTCACAGTCCCAGCCTCTAGCAAAATTTATGTGGTTAATAACTCCACAACTGGCGGCTACGCGGTAACAGTTAAGACTGGCTCTACATCTGGCGTGTCTATTGCCAACGGCGAGAAAGCTGTTATTGCGTATAACGGCTCCGATTTTGTTAAAGTTGCTTCTTCTCTAATTTCTGGTTTGACCGGCACACTTCCTGTTGCCAACGGCGGTACAGGGGTTACTACGCTGTCTGGGTTGATATACGGCAACGGAACATCAGCAGTTACCACTGCATCCGCAGCGCAAATCGTAGCAACCATTGGAGCAACTCCAGTAGCCAATGCAACAAATGCAACGACGGCAACAACAGCTACTACTGCCACAACGGCCACAACAGCTACAAATATTGCTGGCGGCACTGCTGGGCAATTGGCTTACCAGTCGGCAGTAAATGCTACGGCATTTGCTCCTGCACCAACGACGGGTTATGTTTTAAGTTGGACCGGTTCCGCGTTTAACTGGATTGCGGGGGTTCCTTCATCCTCTTCAGCCAATTTATCTGGCGGTGGCGCATACACGGTTGTATATCAATCCGCAGCTGGAACCACTGCATATCTAACAAACGGCACAACAGGCCAAGTGTTGACTGCAAATACAGGCGCAGCACCTACGTGGTCGCCTATACCAACATCGGTTACGTCTTTTCAAACGTCTTTAAGTGGATTAACGCCAGCGACATCTTCCACTGGGGCAATTACGCTTGCGGGTACGCTTGGCACTTCTTCAGGCGGTACTAATTTAACATCGTTCACTTCCGGTGGCGCTGTTTATGCCACCTCCTCAAGCGCACTTACAACAGGCACATTACCAATTGCATCTGGCGGTACAAACTCCACGGCTGCTCCAACGGCTGGTGCTGTGGCTTACGGTACGGGTACTGCGGTGGCGTACACTGCCGTTGGTGTGGCGGGGCAAGCGTTGCTATCAAGTGGTTCGGGTACTCCAGTTTGGGGTAAAGCAGGATTAACGGTTGGTCGTGTATTCTTTACAGCAAACATGAATTAAGGGGTAACACATGGCTTCAGGAAAACTTGGCGGCGCTAGTTTAGTTGCCGCAACAAATACAACGCTGTACACAGTTCCAGCGCTAACGACTGCGTCTTTTTCAGTTAATTTTGCTAACCTTAACACAACGTCTGTAGCGGTTCGTTTGGCGATTGGAACGAATGCCACGCCAGCCGCAACGGATTGGTTAATCTATGATGTTGTTATTCCCGGCAATGGAGAGTTAGAGCGCACCGGCCTTGTACTTGGCGCGGCAAATTTGGTTGTGGCGTACTCAAGCGCTACTAACGTCACAGCAACCATCTACGGTTACGAGGAGTAAAAAATGGGTATCAATGTCTTAAACAATACATCTTCGCAAGAAGTTAGATTAACAACAAGCCCAACAAATACCGTTGCCTCTGGCGATGTAATTGTTAATGCTCAATCTGGGTACGCAAACGTTGCGTCTACCGCATTAACTGTTGCTCAAAACAATAATACAACGGCGGGTGCGTCAACGTTATACACTATGCAAACTTATATTACTGGTGGTTATTCTGGTAATACTACCGTAACTTCTATTAATAATATTACGCAAATGACTAACGGTGTATTGGCAACAGCTTGGACAGGCGATACAACCTCTAGTGCCGTTTATGGTGTTACTGTTTCATTTAAAAATTTAGTTGGTGCTACGCCGTACGCAAACGTTGTGGCTCAAACTACCAGCTCTAATTGCTATCTACCTATAATAAAAAGTATACCCAATGCG